AGCGTTCATAGCTTCAAACCTGTCACCATCGGCAACGATCGTGAAGCACCCTGCGGGAGGGCGCCCCACACCTAGAGATTCAGATTCTTTAGAATCGATGACTCCAACTAAGTATGTTTCTGCTATACATGCTTAGGGTTCCCGCTATAGATACATAAGGTATGTATCCAGAGAAGGGTCTTCCCTATGAGACATTGTCTCGTAGCGCTCATAGCCTGAATTGGGTGACGTGTAGTCTTAAATATGAGAAAGATGTTAAGTTGAGACTTTGGTCGGTCTCTGAAAAGAGAGGTGCTGACACCTCCTTTCTTGAATTAAACTTGACACCTTCCTGACGAAAGTAGAAGAATTAATTTGTTTCAACTCTTCGGACCTTCGCAAAGTCACTAGAACAAACTACGGTCTTCCTCAAGATTGAGGAAGTTCGCGGAGTTTGTCTTCTAGCGGCCTGAACAATTGGTCTAGGGGAAACAACGCACAATGTTATTGTTATGGCATCTTCGATTCGGGCTCTGTGACAGAGCTCCGGGCCGAAGTTTGTCGTTCAGTACCTTCGAGAATCTTCTCGCCTTGTACATAAGTACCTGGCGGGAGAATCTCCTGGTGTTGCTGAAGGCAATATCCTTGTGTCAGTTAATTCCGATGGGATCCCGACGATTATTCCGCATTCTTTCCGGGAAGCATTCAAGCTTCCGGTCCGAGATTACCGAGTAATTCGTCTGGTTCTCACTATCCTAGGACTCTATCGAGTTATTGAAGTTGCTAGTGTTGCCAAGATTGGCACGATCACTGACCCGTTCGCGGGTCTTTCGACAGTGCTGGACGTAACAATGCTAACAACGGCAATTTCTCGACTGTTCCTCGGTGAACGTCTTCTTATGCGTAAGGTGTGACCGGTTTGACTCCGGACCGCATCTCCGCTTTCAAAGGTTTCAACAACAGGAAGTGGTCTTGATGCTTTTGCATTTTGATCTTTCCCTAGTGTCCTTTGAAGCTTTGTTAAGCTAAGTTGACTAATTCCTCGAGGTTTTGTCCTGACCTCATTCATGCTTCTATTTGGATCAATCACAGCAGTGATTGTTACAGTAGTTAGCTGAATGACTTCATATGTGTGAACTCCTATCCTTGGGCGTCTTTCTGAAAAGAAGGAAGCCGCAGGGAAGGTACGAGTATTCGCTATTACGGACTGATGAACTCAGACTCTTCTGCACCCGATTCATCGGGGGCTTATGGAAATGCTGAAGTCTCTCAGTCCGATTGACGGGACTTTCAACCAAG